TGACCACCAGATCAGGCAGTTGTGCCGGGACATGGGGCTCGTCGAGCCCTTTGATCCTGACATGATCAACCCGGCGTCAATCGACGTCACCCTCGGAAACACCATCAAAGTGGAGAACGACAATGGCGGATTCACAGACATCGACATCTCAGAAGAAGCTTTCTGGATGCCTGCAGGTGCCTTCATTCTTGCCCACACCAGTGAGTATGTACGGGTACCTAACAACCTTGAGTGCGTCTTTCAGCTTAAATCGTCCCGTGGTCGTGAGGGCTACGAGCACTCGCTGGCAGGATACATCGATCCCGGATTCAACGGTCGGATTACTTTGGAACTCTCCAATCTCCGACGTTTTAAGGAGCTACCATTACGCGCCGGAATGCGGATTGGACAGCTTCGGTTCAGCAAACTGGACTCCCTCCCTATGAGGTCTTATGCCGTAACTGGCAGGTATCAAGGGGACGAAGGGGTCCAGGAATCGAAGGGATGACAAGAGGGGCTTTCGAGCCCCTTTTTTTTGCTGTCCGGCAGACTAACTAGAAGGGCTGTGCGTGATGCCTCCCGGTCATTATTCAGGGCGCGACGCCCACCATCGCAGCGATTGCTATGCACGGAATCAATCACCCGGTCACCGATCCGGAACTCGTCTCCTATCACCGCCCAGAACTCATCGCCCTGCTTCCGCAACTGGATCAGGCTATGGACTGCTGGTCTCTTTTGAACACGGGGACCCTTGGAGCGGCCAAAGAAAAGTACTTGCACAGGGAGCCAGCCGAGCCCACAGGAGCCTATAAGGCCCGTCTCGACAGGTCTACCTATACTCCGATCTACCGTGACAGCATCCGCTCCTACGCAGGCCTGCTGAGTCGTTTCCAGATCATCGACGCCCCTCCGAGCATGGAGAAGAACGATGATAACGTGGACCTGCAGGGCTCTAGTATGCAGACCTTCCTGACAGCCACTGACGAAATGGCTCTCCGTGACGGCGGGTGTTATGTCATGGTTGACATGATGCCGGAGAACGGAAACGACAATTTCTTTGACCAAATGAACGATGGGCGCCACCCGTATTTCCTGCAGGTCAAGCGCGCCGATGTAATCAACTGGCAGGTCAGCTACGAGCGTGGTATCGAGTCCGTCGATATGGTTACCGTTCGCCAGCTCCGCAGTGTGCCCGACCCTGAGGGTCGCTTTGGCATGAAGGTTGAGCCTGTTTACTATGTATTGACACCTGGCAAGGTTGAGACCTATCGCCTGGTGAAGAGCGACGCTAGTCGCTGGAGTAACATCAAGGTTGATGAGACAGCCACCAGCCTGCCAATCGTTCCCTTGGTATGGTATGGCGCCACTACCTCCCGTTTTGCCCAAGGGGGCCTGCCCATGGATGGCCTGGCTGATCTCAGCATCCAACACTTCCAGATGCGTTCTGACCTGAACGAACTGCTGCATAAATGCGCCATGCCGGTGCCGGTTCGCAAGGGTGCTCCTATTGGCCCTGACGGAAAGGCCGCTCCTCTGATTCTGGGACCGAACACCGCTGTTGACCTACCTTCAGAGGGTGGTGAATTTAAATTCGCAGAGCCAAGCGGCACGAGTCTACAGCGCCACCAGAGCGAGATCGAGCACATTGAGTCATTGATGGACCGCAGCTCTCTGAACTTCCTCTACGGGGCTAACGTTAAGACAGCTACTGAGGCATCCCTCAGGGCCTCTCAGGTGGCTTCTAGCGTGTCCGCCCTAGTCCGAAACAAGGCTGCTATGTTCGGCACGCTGATGCGCCTCTGGGCCTGGTACGCAGGCGAGCAAAGTGCTATCACCACCGAGTCTGGCCTGGCTATCAACGACTCGCTCATGAGCAAGCCCCTGGAAGCCTCCGAGATGGCTCAGCTTGTGAACCTGTACAGCAACGGCCTGATGAGCAAGCGCACTGTACTGGATGAGCTGCAGCGCGGTGGCGTCCTGGATCCCGACCTTGTCGTCGAGGACGAAATTCAACGCATCGAGGATGACCGTCAGGAGAAGATGGAGCAGCAGGTTGAGGATGCTGAACTCAAGATGGACCTTGAAGTCGAAAAGGTCGAGAAGATGCAAGAGGTCAAGCCCGAGCCTGAAGTCCCTGCCGTCACAGAGGAGAAGGTTCCCGGCAAGCGCAAGCCTAAGACCGAGCAACAAAAAACCGAACAGGCTGCCAAGGTCGCCAGGTGAGCTGAGTAGAAAAACCTATGCAATGGGCCTTGACGAGGCCCTTTTTTATGGGGTATATTGTGTATATACCGAACACAGGTACCACCCATGCCCGACACCGTTATCTTCCGCCTCACCTTCAAGCCCGACAGTGCATCCGACTTCCTTCTTGAGGACCAGCTTGCCAATGGCCAGCTTGTCGTAGAGCGCGACGACTACACTCTCGACGAGGCTGCTGCCTTCATCCAGGATTTTTACAGCTGCCTAGACGAGGCCCAGATCCTTGTCGACGGCGAGCGAGTCATTACTCTGTCCGACTTTCTTGAAGCGGAGCAGTGATCGTATTATGCTATGGGCTGATCGCGCTTTACCTCGTGATCGGCATCGCACACTCTGACTTGTATTAGCATGACTCAGTACGAGTATTACACTACTCTTCTGCACTGCTTGCTGCAGGTTGTTTCCATTCTGAGCGGACTTGCTGCCGCCTTTGGTTTAGTCGTCTTCATCTACGTCTTCTTTCCCGATGCTGGAAACCGGTAAAAAAATCAGATCCCCAGGAGACTCGTTTGTTTACGAGATTCAAGGCCCTGTCTGTATTCTATACGACAGAGAGGAACTGCCTTGGCCCAGCTGCTCTCTTCGATGGAAGGGTCTACAGCCCAGCTGGAACAGGGTTGGCAGGCGATTCGTTCCCGATCTGGCTGCCTCCAAGTGTGAGGCTTATCAGGTAAAAGCGGCTGACGCTACCGGTCTTGAATGGGAGCAGACCCTTACCCTTTACTACAAGCGCTTGGGTAGGCAGGAAAAGGAGTGGTGGTACTGGAAGTACAAACCCAACCAATCACCCCCCAATTATGTCGAAATCTAAAGAGCAGAAGACAGGCATCAGATGGGATGTTATTTTTGAAAGGAGGCCAGACCTGGCCCCACCCGGCTACCACGAAACTGTAAACCTTATCTACAAGGACAAGTCCAATGAAAAGCCTCAAAAATGAGTGCCACGATCTAGCAGAGCACATCATGCGCTTGCCAGCCAAGTCTGATAGAATGCGCTGGCTCAAGGGAGAGATGGCTCAAGTCCTGCTGGGTGACGACAACATCCGAGAACTTACCTGGGACTACGAAGAGTCCATCATGGTTAAGAACCCTTACCTTGCTGAGCTTACAAACAATTATGAAGGCAGCCTCAAATGACTCGATCAAACAGAAGCCTTACGCAGTTTGCTGTTGACAAGCTGCGCCAGTACATGGTTTACGGCCCAGACAATTTTGTCAACGCCAAGGCTGGCAATACTGAGGTGCGCTTCCACCAGTGTCCGACCTGCCCGCGGATTGAGCTTGGGTTTTACCTGTATGACAAGAAAATCATGCAAGTAATCCCCAATCCGTTTAATCCCAGGGTTGTTGCTGGTATCGGCATCTTTACCGGTGACTTCTATGACAGCAAGGGCCGCCCCTCCCGTACCACTAGAGAGCGCCTGAACGGCCTCCTAGACGCCCTTGGCACGTCTGGTTTTATCCCTGAAGGTGTCCGTGTCTTTATCCGTGAGGACGGCGCCTGCTGCATCGGCAAGGGGGAAGCCTGCAAGCACTTCGACGCTGGTAACAATCCCGTTCTTGTTCTTGCCCACCCTCGCGACTTGGTGTTCTCATGAAGTGTCCTCACTGTCAATCTGGCGACCACAGCATCCTTGAAACCAGACCGTCAACTGACTTCATCCGCCGTCGCCGGGTGTGTAACAACTGCCATCTCAGGTGGAGCACTCATGAGATAACCCAAGACGAACACAGCAAGCTCCTGTGGATTCAGGAGCAGTATGCTAAACTGCGCTCACTACTGGAGGACCAACTTTGATTAATCCCAACAACCTTCCTGAAGGCTATACCGTAGAGCAGACCCGCTTCATGTGGGCGCTCTGCAAGGACGGCAAGCGCATCTCTTTTGGCGCTACTGAGGCTGCTGTCCGCAACGCTGTCAACTTTCAGCCTGAGTTTTACGAGGGTGTTGTCAGCGAGCGCGAGCTTGAGTCTTATGTTGAGCTTTGATATGGTATAATAGGGTATGCGTTGGTAGCAATAGCTACGCAATTCGATCCAGGTCATGCAACGGGGGCCTGGGCAACCGAGGCAAAACTATGAACGCCCTTAACCTCATCAAAGAGCAACAGCTCAAGCGACAACGTCTCTCGGAGTCTCAGCGACTTATGGCGAAAGCCTACCGGGGAGTTGTCTATACTGACCTCAATCATGATCGGCCGAAGCCCTCTAAAGGGAGTGACCTCAGATATCGAGGTGTAGTCTACTCAGTCAGCTGAATCGGGGGCCAAACGGCCCCTTTTTAGTGAATTCTCAGTGTGAGTCTCAACACAAAGCGGTGGGATCATGATCCCCAAAGGTAGGCTGAAAATAACCGCTCAGCTCCCATGACCGAAAGTGTTATCACAGTGTTCGTCACGTATATGGCCCTTTGTCTGGTGGGCTGGATAGCTAAATGTAAATGATTGCAAAGCGGCTTGACAGGCCGCTTTTTTCTTGCCATACTGTATACATCAACCAAAGGAGGAATCCATGAGCTATCTAAACGATCTTCGCAACGGCAAGATTCTGACCACCGTCCACCTCTCTACCGGCCAGCGCCGCGACTACCAGTGGCACGAAGCCTCGGAGACCGTTTTGATTCACGTGACAAACAAAGGGCAGGTCGGCACAACAACTCAGCGAGAAGGGTGGGAGCTTGGTACGCTACAACTCCCCATGGCGCTTGAAAGCCGTTCTTTTCGGACCAACTTCTGATCTGCTACACTGAACACATCAACTAAAGGAAGCCACCATGCAAACCACTGTCGCTCTCACTCTTGAGTTGCACCACAACAACCGCGTCACCTCCGGCCTACTGGCCGTCGAGGATCATCACGCCCAAGATTACGGCTGGGCCGTCATCCCTGGCGCTTTTCCCGGCAAGGACCGGATCCTCGTCACACTGACAGACCTCGACCTCGGTCGTTTCGATTCCGAGGGTGACGCTTATCTGGTAGACTTTTTAAACATTCTCCCTGGCGATTTTATCTCCTGGCAACTTGAGGAGGACTCATGATTCACTCTGACAACAAAGCATGGCTAACCGTTATTGGAGAATACGAACGTGATCTAATCAAACAGAAAGGCCGCGACCATTATCAAGTAAAGGAGGTTTCTCGAATTTGGGAGCAGGCTTATCAACAGGTGCTGGCAATTCGCCAGTGCTACTTTCGCCCTTCGCACGTAAAGTAATGGCATCCCCACAAGAGAAACGCGCAAATTTTGCCCGCCTCTTTCCACCAGCCGTCGAAAAGCTCGTTGACCGCCTACGGGTTGTCAAGCAAAAGTCAGTCAAGGGAAACTACGACTGGGACCAAGACCTGGTCCACGATACCTGGGTCGAGATCGCCAAGTGCTTTGCAGAGACAGCCGATGCATTCGGTGTCACATTCGAAGTCTTGGTCGACGGCGATGGTGTAGAATTCATTCAACCCAAACGGAGTAAATCCAAGTGACCCCCATTGAACTTTTTGTCTTTTTCTGCCTGCAAGCTTTCGTTGCCGGAGCGATTCTAGGACTGGTTGCGGCCAGGCTTGAGAATGACGACGATGACGATCATGGCGGCGGCAAGCTGCAACCCGTTTACGTAACTAACCGATGACCTATCCTTTTGAAACCACCGAAGGCTATAACCTTCGTCAAGACTACCTCAACCAAGCAACACGCGCTCAGCTCTCAGATGACGGCATCATTGATGTTTATGTCGATACCGAGGGGGTCATGCGAAACAATGGCTGGGCGATGAACGACACTAACGTTCAAACAATCGTCAAAGCTCTTGAGCATTTTGACGCACTGACAGGCATTGACATCAATTTTGTGGACACGGAAGCCAAGTCCGAATTATCCTTCCACAAGCTAGACCCTAGGCCAGGAAAAGGCTTTGAGGCTTGGGGGTTAAGTCCTTACGTTAGAGGACTTGTTCACTCCAAAAACAATCAAGATAACAATGTCTATTTTGAGGGCGGTGCCAATGGTGAATATACTAAGTATGTCATTTACCATGAAGTAGCTCACATCTTCGGCGCTTATGAACTAGCGTCGCCATGGGAGACCTGCAGCACGGATTCTGTAATGGGTTATTGTTTTACCGGGTTTGCCGGCTACACAGAAGCAGACAAAGGCCTGTTCCAGGACCTTTACGGCCCTTACGACACGAATTTTTCAATGTACAACCGAGACATCCTGGGGGCCTACCTATGAATTTCAATCTTTCTATCGAGGATTTTACGATCATCCTCAACGCTCTGCACTACTACAAAAAGGTAGAAAAGCGGGGTAACTTCGCTGATTACAACGAGCGCCGCATCAATGCCCTTCGAGACGACCTCTCTCGCCAACTACTCAATCAGGAGGACCTGCCATGAAGACCACGTCTCAAAAGCTCTTCGAGCGAATGCAAAAGATCATGCTTTGGACCCGCCGAGCCGAGGAGGCCGTCAACAGGAAGCAGGCTCAGAAAGCATTAAGAAAGGTTGCTAAGCACAGTTTGAAGCTTGCGCAATTGCAGGGCAGGCTCTATACTGAAAGAGTTCAAGAGGAAGACCAATGAACACTTCCGAGCAAATCACCGAGATCCTCAAGGCCGCCAAGAGCAGCTTTGTTAGCATCACCTTTGCCAAAACCAACGGTGAGATCCGTCAGCTCACCACTAACCCCAAGCAGATCGGCGAGGTCCTCGGTACCGGCACCGCCTGCAAAGATCCTGACGTTTTCCGTATCGTCGATACCAAACTTGGTCAGTGGCGCAGCTTCCGCGCCGAGCGTGTCTTGTCCATCACTGCCAACGGTAAAACTACCTTTTTCACTGAACAATGAACCAACGCCCAGTATTTATTTGCAAGTACCGGGACGGTACTAAGCGCACTGGCACCTATGCCCAGACCTTGACCTGGTTCAAGGAAGCGCAGAAAACCGACAATCCCTGTGTCGTGCACCTGCCTGACACACCCTATAAAGCACCGTAGTACACTCTAAAACACCATGACAAAAGACCTCAACGAACTCTTAGCCTACAACCAGTGTTCATTGCTTGTCGAAGAGACTAGCCGTGAAGAACTGAGGGACCTGGATGCAGAATTGCCTTCAGATGTTCATCTTGTCGTGACCGATAAAGGCGTCTATGGCGTCCGTGGTTACAAGTCTGTTGACATTTTCGATTCCTTCCATGACGCAGGCCACAAGATTCTTGAGATCGAAAACGGTTTCGGTCGCATCAAGCCAAAACTCTTCAAAACCAATGCCTGACCTGAAGCGCCGCTATCCTAAGCAATACATGGCCAAAAACCTCAGCGTTTATGTTGGCGTAATCGGCTATGTAGGCATGCTTTTGACAGGTGACGTATTGGTTGGTGCTTGGAGTAAGCTATTTGCTGAGTCTCTTCGTTACCCCTACTACAGGGTCACACAGGCAAATGACATGGCGGGCTTATCAATCTTTTTTGTCGCCGCCTCTCTTTGCCTTATTGTTCCCTCTCTTTTTTAATATGTTTGGAGACCTTATTTTCTTCGGTCTAGTAGCCTATGTAATGTACGTAGCCCTTACACTGAACTAATCATGCTTCACACTATTTGCACAACCGCAATTCCGGCTGTCGTCGGCCTTATGTTCGTCGGCATTGTCGTTTCACTTGAAGGACTTTCCCAATGAGTTTTGAATTTGAAGAGTTTTCACCAGAAAACCTGGTCGCCTGGGCTGACAGTATGGCAGACAAAGCCACCGAAAGGATGGAGCCCTCAGAGCGAACTGAGGTAATGCGCGTAATTACTCATGCCTTGCTGGAAGCCGGGATTTTGTCTGTAGACAGGCCTGGAGCAGAGGACGCATCGTTTCAGGTTGCGGGCCAATTGCTCTACATCTGCCGCTTGTTGCCCAAAATCTTTCCGCTTGCATATCATGACGCAGAGATAGAGGTGACCCTTGCTAATCGCAGGGACGATGTTGAAGAATCGTTTCGCAGGAGTCTTGAGCTGTGAAAACCCTACTTATTGGTCTTGCCGCCTTGGGGGTCACGGTGGCCCTAGTCTCACTTCCTTCCCTGTCCCAACAGGAAAGATCAGGCCGAGAGATGTGCGAGGAGGTCCAGATAGAGCTTGAGCTTTCGGTCGAAGCTGGTCTTACAGATCAGTACAACGCCGAACGAGTCGCTGAACGCTGTTTTGATTTATTCGCCAATGACTAATCCAACGCAATGGTTTCTTCGTACTACTGGCCAATGGACCAGCGAGCGACGTTACCTGTTTTCTCCCAAGATGGAGCCGGTTAACATGACAACGGGGTTCACTATTGACACCGGAGAGGAGCCTGGCCAGTTCATCGTGACCTGGAAAGGTAACACTTCTGGAGAGATGAAGCTGACCCTTGAGGGCGACGTGCTGCACCGTAGCCGAGACTATTTCGGGAAAGGTGCCCACTCAAGTGTCGTGTCAATGGTAGACGATGATACCATTGTGCTACGCACCGAGTATGACGGGTTGAAGTTTCGTGAAGAAATCCGTTTTATGATGGACGATTCCGTTCGTTTACGGCAAACTGTGGGAGTTGACGCCGAAACTGGAAAAACCCAGATAGTCGGCCAGTATTTTGAGACCCGCCTACCATGAAACTCTATTCTGTAACGTGGAAGGACCGGGAGGGGCAGAACCACTCCCAGGACTTCGAGACCGTGTCAGCCGCTGCAGCAATTGCCCTGGCACTGGAGAAAATCACTTTACTACGAGACTATCCAAACCTAATCACAAGAGTTCGCCTGGAAGCTTGACAAAGAGCCGCCAGGTCTCTACAATAAAAACATCAACACAACCCACACATGAAAATTTTCTCCCGCATCGCAGCCGCCGCTCTCGCAGCACTCGCCGTCACAGGTACTCCTGCCCTGGCAATGCGTCCTGGCATCGAGCGCCAAAATCCCAGTTCTGGCGAGGTTGAGCGTCTGATGGCCACGGCCGAGCGTGTTGGCGTTACTTTCTTCACTGAAGACGATGGTGTTAACGCTGCTGAAGCCTGCGAGAAAAATGTTTTTGGCATGGCCAATACTGATTTGCAGGTTCTGCTCTGCGTTGACAACCACGACGGTGACTGGGTTGAGCTTACCGACACCCTTCGCCATGAGCTGGTTCACATCGCACAATTCTGTAACGGCGGCCTTCAGGAAGCTCGTATGCTGCGTCCTGACCTCTATCAGGACTACTTGGACTACGCTGACGACTACCTGGGCTGGGGCATCCAACAGAACTACCCTCAGGCCGCCTGGGGATTCGAAGGAGAGGCTTTCTCTCTGGCCTTCGCGCTCACTGGGTCGCAGATCGAAGACCTGTTAATTGAATACTGCGGCTGATGGCACCGGGGGCGAAAGCCCCTTTTTTTTTTTGTGCCAAATTTTATTTTTTTTTACTTTTATTTATTGTTCTCCACCCTGTAGACTGAAGCATGACTAGACAAAACATCTCAGATCGAGAGCACGTCGAAGCTCTGATCCACGCAGCAGAAAACCTGCTCAAGCAAACCAACTGCCAGTCGGAGGACTTCAAAGCAGCCCTTATAAGACTGACACTAGCTGCCTCCCGCGCCAAAGCTGACCTCTACCCTACAAAGCAATGAAAACCCTTATCAGACCTGATCACGGCCAGATCACTCTAGGAGCCCTCACAATCACTTGGGGCAATCCCCTGGTAGATGAGGACCTACCGGGGTTCTTCGCCGCTCACATCGGCTCCTGGAGCCTGGAGATGGGCGATATAGATCAGGCACGCCCTGGAATCTATATCGTCAAGTATATCGAAGGCGAACCGAAGACACTAAAGACTTTATGGCAAGCATAAAAAACGGGGGCCTTGAGCCCCCTTTCTTTTCGCCTGCTGGCTGGCTGCCTCGTCTGGGAATGCGTCCGCAAAATTTTTTGGAACAAGGGTGATAGTGATGATAGTGATTCCTTGGGACGCGATTTCAGTTATTATTAATAATTAACAATTCGTAGGATTGTAGGTAATAAGAATAAAGAATGTCGTAGGATTGAAGGAGGAAAGAATAGAAAACAAAGTAGGATTGATGGGTAGAAGTAGAGCGTGTACGAATCGTAGGTTAGTATTATTAATATCTAGGCTACTTGTTATTTAGTGGGCAAATTAAAAGCCTATGTATCACAAACCCACAGGGAGTAGGCGACACATAGGCCAGGGTATTCAGTTGTACTCGCTGATAACAACCCGGTCAATTCTGATGATCCTGGTATCAGCGTTCAGGGCGGATAGTACGGCTTGATGTACATCAACTGCGCCGACATGGTGCACACATTGAAGGCCATTGTTGCGGCGGCCAGTGACACGATAGACTGTCAGATTGTCAGGATTGGTAGCAGTAAAATCGGAAGTGTAAGGCATTGTTTGTGTTAAACAGGGTGGGCGATTTGAGGCAGGTTTGTGATCAATAGGAATAGAAACTAGCAACGTGAGCATCATACATAGCCTCACTATTTGCCTCTCTAATCCACTCAATTAGCTGCCAATCCTCATGGTCATTTGATTCGTTTTCTTCAATGATTCCCGCAGCGATTGCATCAGAAACTAGCTCCTGGTGAGTGAGATCGTACAGTGCAGAATAGGACATGGCTTGTGTTAGACAGGGTGGTAATTTGGACAGATTCGTGTTAAATAGGCTCACACATTATGGAGACGCTTCCAGCAGACCCAGGTGATTGCCTGCACTACGTGAGGCTCAACGCCAAGGGTTTCAGCCGCTGATTGATAATCAGCCTTGATAGTTTGGCGAAGTTTCTTGCCAATAGAGGGGACATTTGCGAGGGTGATTCGCTCACCCATCCAGATAGAATAGGCGTGGCCGTCGATACAAACATCACCAGTATCGCCTAGGATACAGTTGAAGAATTCACACAGTTTAGGGCCGTTAAGTGTAGCTAACAGTTCGTCGCGGTTGCTGATATTTAAGTCAAGAATTGTAGCGGCCTTGGCTTTGCCGGTCTTAAAAGTACAGACCTTAAGTTGCATTAAATCATCGAATGTGCCGCCGTTAGCTGCTACCTTAACCATCGATTCTGCGTCTTGCATGTTACGCTCCCAGCGATTGCGGGGACTAAGTGCAGCGATAACGCCTACAATTGTGTGGGTGTGAATGTTATATTGCGCCGACAGATTGCGGGCGAAAGACAACGCTCTAGCATACCACGATTGGCCTTGCTCAATGTCAGAAACGGAGGCCAAATTGTAGACTGCGATGATAGATTGAACGGACATTTTCTTGAGGTTAGGGTGAACAACCCGCCACGATTGCGACGGGTTAAGTGAACAGAATTCAGCAGTTAGTGTGAATCAATATTCAGATTGATGGGGGCGGTGATGCATTGCGCGGTGAATCTGGTCTGCTTGCTTGATGTCAATCTGGCGCCAATTGCGGCCAAGTTGATCAGAACCCTTGAAAGATCGTTGGATTGTGTTGGTCGTTACAAGCAATTCAGAGGCGAAATCAGAATCGCAGGAATAGAAAGCTCGCATGGTTTTGTGTTAAATAGTGGGTGAATTGTGGGGCCTATGTATCAAACGAAGAAACAGGATTGCTCTTTCTTCGTGATCATGACGGCCTCCTGATTGGCAGTTGCTTTATATTCAGTCGCAAACTTAGCAACCGCTATGTCGCCATCGGCAAGGCCGTCTGTAATAACTTCAAGGACGATTGTGGGCTCGTCAATGACGCCAACGTCGCCAGTCCATCGGCCGACAGCATCATAAACTGTATGACCGGCTGGAAAGTATTTGGCGGCAAGATTAAGAGCCAATTCTCTTGCATTAACGTCAGCGCCGTTAGTGTCAAGCCCGCAGTAGATTCTGAAAACAAACATGGTTAATACCTTTGGTGAATGTTTGGCGGAGGATTGAAGCCTTAACCTCTCTCCCCCATGTATTTATAATCTCATATATCGGGGCCTGGTGCGTGGGTGAACGGCTAATACTGCCTGAGTGAATCCTGAGGATGGATTTGTTTATATCATTCGGCAGGAATTGTCACGTTTGAATCATATTTACAGCCATATTGTGCGCCGGGTGATGCGCATTGGCCGTTAGTTTCTTGAGCCAGGATTCTATAATCGTAGCCGTCCATTTCACGGGCTTGTGTGTTACAAACCAGGGTCAGACTGGCAGCCAATGAGAAAAGAATTGATTTGATCATTGATAAATAGAGGGATTGATTACAGTGGGTTTGTGTGAATTAATATTCGGGCTGATGGGCTTTATGATGCATTAATTGGTGAACATTAGCGCCGAAGCGATTGTAAGCATCATTGTATCTAGAATGTGATTTGTGATAATAACTCATTGATTTTCTGTTGCCGATTGCACATTGCGTGAAAGTTTCCTCTCCGAACATAGCAAGCAGGGTGTCAGATTGATTGTTCATTTGTGTTAAATAGCGTGGTGGGTTTGTGTAACTTAAGGCCTGTAATCAGCGGCGGTAGCCCTTACCGTGGGCGCAAGGTGCGTCGTCAGTGATCACATACCAGAACAACGTAGAAAGAATGATGATAGGAAAAAGCATTGTGGTAAATCCGATTGTGTTAGGGAAGGGATCCCTCCCATGCGTTTAATATAAACCAAGAATCCAACCCCGTCAACACCTACGCAACAATCCTTAACATAACCACCAGAAAAAAGATTGAACCCTTGTCTATTATAAATACAAATATCATAGAATTACAGCTAATAATAACCAGCTTTAAAAATCATAGATTCTCAATAATAATACAAAATATCTGAATGAATCAGATAATTAAAAATAGGATCAAATCAGATTTAATATCTGAATGAATCAGATAAAAAATAGGATTGAATCAGATAAGAAATATGAACCAATCAGATATACACTTATATATTAATACTCTAATATGTATAATATAATTAATAAACAGAACTACACAGGATTAATTCTCAATAACAATACATAACAGATTACTAACTGTTTGCTATATCACCTATAAACGAATAGTAGGTATTTATAATTAATAATTACATTCTATCTTTTGTTAATAAAAAACCTTTTTAATCCTAATTTGTTTGTAATTATAATGTCCTCTAATCGTACGCTGTATGCCTCTAGAATGGCCTTTCATGATTCGTAGAGTATGAATAGATATATCACATAAGTATCGTGGCTTGTAGGCCGAATTAAGAAAGGGTAGCTAATCCTAGGTAATTAGTAGAAATGGCCGCCCGATGTAAAGAAATAACGTGTAATCCAGAATGCAGGTCAAAACAAACAAACAGTGAGTTATTATTAATAATAGACAGTGTAAGTGAATAGTATGTTTATTAATTGGTATGTATTAATAATAGATAAGGATTGAGTCCAATTTGTTTTATAATTATTTTGCACTAAATATTAGATAGGGCGTTACGGTTGGACCAACATTGTATTGCTAATCTGATCAGGATTCGTATCACAAACCCTCGTTAATACGAATGCGTTTGTGTTATAAACCCAGGAATCGTAGGGCGCCTATTTATACCCCCCGGGGGCGGCAGTTTGTTACACCTAGCACAGGCAACCCCCTCAGAAAATCCCACAAAAAATCCCAAACAGGTTCTGGTAGACTAACGCAGTCATGAGTAGGGTCAGTGGCATTTAGTTTAGCGTATACGAGTGTTCCGATTGATGTTACGACTGAAGAGAGTGCATGGGTGGGGATTCGTGCGAATTTAAATTATATGGTGGATACATTTTTACCAGCGAGGGGTTGGACGTTAGTGAGTAGTGTTATTGATGCGAATGATTATAGGAAGGTAGTATTTGAGCAACCGGTGAATGATGTATTAAATGGTGGGGCTGTATGGCAATTAGGGCATTGGTGGCAATGGAGGGAGTTACCGACGGGATATCAGCAGGGTATTAATATCAATGAGGTTGAGTATAGGGATGATCCTACGAATTATAGTTTTGGTAATAGTGTAAATTGGGAAGTAAATCGGAGGAGTTTAGCTTGGAGTGCTGTTCCATGGAAGTATTGGGTTAGTGATGAGGACAATAGTTTATTTATTATTACGCAGGGGGATAGGATGCATATGTGGAGTGGTAGGTGGAATGCGTATATTTATAAACCGAATACGGCGCAACCGACTGGTGTGGGGGTAGAGCAATGGGAGACGCATATTTTTCCGTTTGGTGCTGAGGCGGTATCTTGTAATTTGCCGAGGTATAGTAATGGGAGTTCTAATGAGGATGATCTTGGGTTTTATGTACCGGGGAAATATATGAATCCTGTTAATGCGAGTTTTTTAACGAATTGGAGTGGTTATACGTCGAATGGATTAGCTCCTATTGTGAATTGTCCGTTTAATGATATTGGGCTTTTATGTCAAGCATGGGAGGACAGGAGTGACAATTCGCAGTCATATTTTCCGCCATTAAGGATGACATTAAGGAAGGTCAGGAGTGGTAGTAATTGGTATATTGCGAGTGAGAACAGTGGGGCGGTGGGATTTGCGTGGAATTGTGGGACTACGGAGCCTGATATGTCATGAGTATTCCTGTTACTATTGAGGATCTTACGCTTGAGGTTAATGTTCATCCATACAAGGAGATAGATGAAAACAGGGTCGTTGTGCTTGGATCTAGTGATTTCAGTTGGGATGAGGTATTACTTGCTGGTGGCAATAGTGGTAATTGTCCGCCGTGTCCTGATCCGGGGGGTCCTCAGAGGCCAACGGTAGGGATGATATATCCCAGGGGGTTTTAATTGTGCCAATGCCGGATTACACCGGCTACAATGACGCAATTAGTTACGAGGATAGATAGGTTAAAGAAGGCGTTCCATGCCAGGAGGGTTAATCGGGCCTTATCGGTTTTCCTGCTCATGCTAAACCCTTCATCCAATCTCTTTCTGTTGGCTCTAGGAGGTAGATGAGGCGATTCATGACTGATTTTGCCTGATCTTCTTCTAATTTGTGATAAATTAGCGCTAGAAGTTGTAGTGCTGCGTCTTTTTGGCGGCATCTAACTGCAAGCAGTAGGGCGAGAGCAAGCTTAAGCACGGTTTTACTGCAAACAGGGTCTTTGAATGCTCTCATTATACCACTCGGAACCCTAGTTTTGACCATTTATTATGCCTATCATGGCTTTAGATACATCTGGGGTATACAGGCCTGGGGATGACTATAAAGTCATCAAGATTCTTGGCATTCCGTTTGGTGATTATACGCTTGATTGCGTTGGTAATTGTATGAATCAACTGGAGGACATGTCTCCAGAGGCTGCAGCAGACCTTGTTGCGATGATCGATGCATGGGAAGCAGCAGATAATATCCAATCTGAAGATAACCTATCGCAAACAGATGGTCGTAAGGTACTAGTGAAGGCAGATGTATTGGAGTGGGAAGTAATTGGTAACGGCGGAACAGGCCCAAGCTATGAAAAGGGTAAGATTGAAAGCGATATTAGTCAGATCTTGGCATTCTGCTCTTGCCTTGGTGGCTACCTAGGTAACAATTACTACGGATCGACACCTTTGGTACGCTCGTGAACACTTTTCTGGTAAACTGGGGTGTACTTCAGCCCCAGTTCCATGCAACCTCATCCTGAGAATAGCGACAATGTGAACGGCTTACTAAAAGCTATCGGCAAAATGGAAGTTGTTGAAGTTTGGTGTAAAGGTTGTAATGATTTCACGGTAATGAACGCATCCTATGCGAAATACCTTCAGGGTGAAATCGAATCCTGCTCTAAGTGCCGCAAATGAACGACGCACCTAACGGATTTACAATCGATATCACTGATGATGAGGTGAAAACACTGTATTATGCAGTGTGTGAGGCGATTCGGGTATGGCCTGGTTCCCCAGCAAGACCCGCAGAAGAACAAGAACAACTCCATGCATTAAAGAGTGGCTTGTTTACGATGATCCTAGAAATGTCTTTTGAGCGCTAGCCCACGGGGCGCGAGCGTAGCGAGAGACACGGTTTTGGGGCTTAGCCTGTGGCTCGGCCCCTTTTTCATGGAAACCTATTGAGACTAGGACGGACAACATGGCCTCTCCCTTGCTACCTTATGCCAATGGCTTGCTTTTGGTTCCCGACGAGGGTGAAGTCACGCAGGTTGGAGGACGATGGGTAACTTCCAACCCTATCTCCTATCTTGTAAAGCTTTTTATCAAGCGGGCGCAGTACTCGGGCGTCTCCTCAGGGTCCAAGCCCATCCCACTAGCCTCTCAGTTGAACGGAGAGATGCTTCCGGGTGCCTCTGGTGATCAGTTCTACTACAGAGGTTACGCGCTGTTGTATGCGCCCGTGAGCCCCGATTATGACCTTGAGGTGGCTGACGAGACCGGAATTACCTGGCAAAAGATTACAACGACTCCTCCCTGGCTTCATACAGGTACCGAGTGTCAGTTTAAAGTGGGTAACGACCCCGTAAACCCTGCAGCTAAGGTCCAGCGATCTAGTGGAGTGTTTGGCGGACAGGGAATTGACAAGATTCTGTACAAAGAGATTGGTGGTGTTGAGATTCAAATTACCGGCGCTGAGATTCAAAACTAATGGCAAAGAAATTCGTAATGAAATCCGATCTGCGACTTCCCTCGAAGGCAGTCGTAGATTTAGGTCGAAGCAAGGTTGACGAAATATCTGCCGCAAGAGCCTTTACTCGGGGAGTTCTGGCGGGCAGTCAGGTGCTTGAAAGCAAACTACCAGCGGCGCTAGACAGGTCCATGAGCACAGCCATATGGGGTCCTTTCAACCCGAAATTCCCTTATTACAGGCAAAACGGCGACGTTGCCGCTAGTGGTCTCAGGGATATTGTAGATACCGGCAAATTAAGGGATTCCCTGAGTCTTAAAACTACCTTCCTGAAGACCAAGGTTCAGACAAGAATTACCTACTCGGCTCCTTACGCCAGGCTTGTGCATGAAGGTGGCCTGATTCAACCTTATGGCAACAAAAGGGCCGCGACAGTACAGTTGCCAGCAAGGCCATGGATCTCGTCAGTTCTTAGCCCAGGAAGCGGGCCTGTTGCCGGCATAGACATCAGATCAATTTACGATGAGTCAATTACGCGGGTCTGGGAGCAGGGTTGATAGGTACAATAATGCAGTCTTTTGAACTGCAATGGCTAAGAAAAAGAAAGGTTTACCGTTTGTGGTGCAGCCACGTCTAGCGCCTATTATTGAGCGGATTGGCAGTGAAACCTCTGGAGTTCTGGAGATTGAAAGGAAAGGGTACCTGACTGTTGCGGAAAAGTCTATCGTTCAGAAGTCTATGGGTGACAATACCCATATTACCTCTGCTTTCATGATGGCCAAAGATATCGCAGCAAAGGAAGGGTTGACCGCAGAGGAAGTTTTCAAGGATATCGCGAGCAACGACCATCCCGCTTACCTAAATTCATATAAGGACGATATTTCCAAGTGCATGGCCAGCATGATGGCTCACGAGGAAAAACTGCGCCTTATTGCCGCTTCTACGTTGATTCTAACCCGTATTGACTCTTCTTGGGAGCCAGACGAAACGACTGGCATCCATCCAGATTTGATCGACGCTCTTTACAAGCTTTACACTGACGAGGACCAGAAGAGTGTTGAGGCACTTGAGGCCGCGGCCACTGCTAATGACAAGATGCAGGAGGGTGCACAGGGAAAGGAGTAGGTCAGGGGGGCGGAATTCCGTTAGAGGAGTACTTTTGGCGTCTTAAAATGCTGTTCCCGGGAGATCCTGAGTTTACCTGGGAAAAGTACTCTTCCCTGCCTTACTGCTACGTAGTCTCAGCATTTGTACGAGGTATGGACTTGTACAGAGAGAGAATGCATGACGGGGAAAGGCCTGTTGCAATGGTTTCCGCAATCCTGGCCAATCAAAACCTAGACCCGAAGAAAGGGCAGCCCAAGAGCTATGAGGACTTTTCGTTCTACAAGCCAAGACAGGGCTCCTCTGGGGCTGACTACGTCTATGGCTCCGCCATGATGAAACTGGCTAAGCTACGTCTGCTTCCATCCTGGTCCCTTTTCTGCTTCAAAGGCGTCACAGCAAGCGCTAGCCCCGCTTACGACCCAGAGACAGCGGCCTTCATGGCGGAGGATGCCATTTTACTGCATCCGAGAAAGAATGGTGACGGATGGGAGGGTATGCTTATAGCAAGGGAGACGGCTTCTTTGTCTACGAGAACCTTTGTCGACGATCACGGGAACACCTTCAGTCTAAAGGTGCCACATATTCATACCAAGGTTGTATGCGAGGAGGGCGTAACCCTCAACCCGTAGGCCAAGTCCCCATAATCCTGTTGGCGTATTCATCTACGATGGCTGCGTCATTTTCATCGTACCGACCAAACTCATGAATACCGCCAGACAGCCACTGGCGAATTCTCCATTCCGACTCGATTGTGTAAAACTCTTGCATGCGGAACCAAGCCACCCAGTCTTCTGAAGACTTTTGTTGGTTACATCTTTGACAGGCAGGAATGCAGTTCGTTGTGCGATCTTCTCCCCCTTTGGATTTTGGTCGGACGTGGTCAATAGTCAGTTCGGTCAGTGATTCGTCAACGATAGGCGTAGAACCGCAATAAGCGCAGCGATTGTTCCATGCATCCTTGATTCCCTGTCTCCATTTGCGACGGGCTTCGCCGCGAGTTAAAGCAGCCATTGTAAATAGATAATCTGATACTCGCTCGTAGACGGGAGCGTGGTCCTGAGAGTGATGCATCAGATTAGATTCATGACATCACCGCTGGAGAAAAATGCTCTGAGCTTCGGCTTCATAAGGCCTCCGTTGGTTATGTCTACTTGTATTTTACCGGAGCGGCATACTAAAAAGTAGGCATCTCCTATTATGGCACAGACATTTCCAACATCTGCACAGATTGTCTATGATACGCTAACATCTGATACAGAAATTCTGGATAGAATTGGAACTTATTCGTTCAAAGCTGGATCCGAATCTAAAGCCATATCGATCGTTTCGCCTGGAGAGGACCTGCCTTCCATTAGAAACGTTTCTGGTCTTGAGTGTGTTATCCAAGATACCGGGCCTACTACACAGCAGCTTTACTATAACAAGGTAGATACGATTGTAACCTGGAATGTGTTTCTTGTTTGTTGGGAGCCAGAAAAAGGGGCCAACCTGCAGGGCTTGACAGAGTTAATCTTGAAAAGATTCCTGGGCTCATCAGCAAGCCAGGTTGTGGGTACAACGGATGGCATTGGGTCCCTTGTGCAGAATAAGATCATGATCCAATCCAACATGCCGATCTTGGAAGCCTGATCTGGGCCTTTTGGCAGAATAAAGTAACGGGCCTCGAAGGTCCGAGGTACCTTCATGCGGACTTTGGTCCGTTATTTTACATGGCAAACTTCAACGCAGCCTTTGGCTACGACTTCTATATTGTGCCTCTGATGTCTTCCGCTGTGGATGTGACATTTGATGGTATTACCGCGGGTGATTCTCCGTCTGGCGGATTTATCGACACAACTACTGTCGTGCCTGCTAAGAACACCTCTGTCACCTTTGTGCCTGGAACCCTTTCTACCGACCCCAAGTTCACCGTTGGTGGCGAGGACTATATCCTGGATGGTGCCGGCAATCCTGTCCGTCTGGCTGGTTTGACTCAGGCCTCCCTGGAAACCGACACCGGCTCTGAGGACATCTACACCTACGATGACGAGACCAAGGGCTTCAACCAGGCTGTGGCTACGACCAAGGGCTTTACGATTTCCCTTGCTGGCGTGGCTGACTTTGGCGACACAGGTTACAAGATTCTTCGTCTCGCTGAGACCAATACTGTGTCTGACAGCCTTCGCGTGAAGCTTCTGCGTGTTGGCCCTACCGGCGTGACCGAAACTGTCTACGGCTACGGTACCCTGATGGGCTACAGCGAGTCTAACGAGGTTAGCAGCATCGTGAGCTGGGAGTGCTCAATCACTGGCTACGGTCCTTATCAGCTTGACCTTTCTGACAACGCTTAGCTGACTGGAGGTTCCACGGGTGGCATAGCCACCCTGTACAACTTCACCACCGTGACACCGTTTGAAGAGACTTCTGCCTCGGATGTCGCCGTCACACTGTCAGGCAACGCTACTGGCACCGCAACCACCTTCGCCAACGGAGACATATTCGGTATTGCTATCACTGATGGCGGTTCTGGCTATGAAGTTGGCGACACGGTTACCATTACCGAAGACGGTGGCGCTGGAGAAGCAACTGGTGTAGTTGAATCCATCTCCTAAGTCCGTAACCGTGGAGCTTACGGCATTTGCGTCAAGGCCCCGAAAGGGGTCTTTTTATTGGGAGCCTAACTTAGATTTGATCGCCTACCGTGAGCCAGCAACTTATATTTGACTTTAACGTTGATAATAAGGACGCGATTGCATCTATTAACGCCTTCTTTGATGTGTACGAGAAGGGCGTGCAGGGCATGGCCTCAATGATGTCGGACGCTCTTGGGGCTCCGGTTGAGAAGAAGGTTGAAATTACAATGCAAGGCGACAAAGCTGTCGCAAAGGAAGTCGAGGTTGTTGATAAAAAGGTTAATGATATCGTTACGGCGACCAAGGTCTTGAATGGCGAGTTCGGAAAAACACCAAACCAGCTAAAGAAGCAGATTGCGGTTTTTAGAGCTATTCAGGGTAACCTGGAAAAATTTGACTCAAAGACTGGCAAGGTAAGTCAGTCATGGGAAAAAGTTGTACAAGTTATTTCTCAGCTTGAGGCAAAACTTCAAAAACTAGGTTCAGCTTCTGGAGGGTTGGACACCCTGGAAAATAAACTTGTAAATTCTCAGATTGCAGGTCAAACCTTGATAAATACCTTCAGCGCTATTGTTGGAGGCATATCTAAGCTCATCCAGACTGGCGCAGAAATGGAGGTGCTGTTCTTGCAGCTTAAGGGTTTTACGGGAAGTACGGAAGAGGCGTCCGCAGCATATCAAGAGTTCGTTGAAATTGGCGCTAAAACACCATTTACGGCAAAGCAGGTGGCCCAGGCCGCCAGGACCATGATGGGCTTTGGCATCGAAACCAATACTGCGACGGTGCAGGTAGAACGCTTGGCTATTGTCGCCGCCGCTACCGGTGGAGAACTGGGCCATATGGCTAGAAACCTTGGCCAAATCAAAGCAAATCAGAAGGCGTACACTCGTGACCTGATGCAGTTTGCGAACCATGGTATTCCCATTTATTCTGAGATGGCTGAAATCCTCGGCACAAATACCCAAAGAATCAGGGAGATGGCCGAAGAGGGTCAGATCGGGTTTGGATTGGTTTCTGAGGCTCTCAGGCAAATGACAAAAGATGGCAGTAGTATTAAAACCATTGCCGACGACATGGATAAAACGTTTGCTGCAAAATTTGAATCTCTTGTTTCGCAGATTGAATCCTTGTCTGGCAATGTTCTTACTTATATCAATACCTTCGACCAAGCAATGGGCGGAATTTTGATGGGCACATTGGACTTAATCATTAATGTCGTCAGAGGTTTGTCAGATGGATTTCTTTATCTGAGACAGAATATAGACGAATTACTGCCGATTCTTAACGCCGTGACCGCGGCGTTGGCTGTCGCTACCATCATAGCTGCCGTAAGCAACTGGAACTCCCTTACTGCCGCCCTTGGGGGCTTCCTTAAAGTAACCAAAATTGCCCTAGTTGCACAGAAGGCTTGGAACGTTGTTAAGGCGATCGGAATTGCTTTGACTGGCAACTTCGCACTTGCTCTCGCAGCAGCCGGTGCCGCCGCCTTGCTAACAGTTGCTGTAACCAAGCAGCAAACAGAGGCGGAAGAAGATCTGAATGAGGAGTTGAAGAAGAACACCGAAGAATGGGATGGCCGAATCGAAACCATGGATGAAGCCATTTTTGCGACCAAGGAATTTAACTCGGTCCAAAAGAAAAAGATGGAGGGCTTGAAGGAAGAGTATGATCGAGTCAAAGATCTAATTTCTATCGAAAGGCAAAAAAGTGATGCCCTTATTCAGGTTCTGAGAGATAACAAAAAATCTCTTGAGGAAAGCCAGGAAGGTCGGCGCGAAAGCATTAAAATGTTCTACGACTTGGAAAAAGACCTTCACACTTCCAATCACGAACGAATCAAGAATGATTACGATGAGCGAATCGAAAAAGAGCAGCAGTTGCTAGAAGAGATGAGGGCTAGGCATCGGGAGGAAATGGACGAGCTGGGTGGGCTTAGCGCTGCAGAACGGCAACTTGAGGCCTGGAGAAGAGAGGAGCTTCAACTGCAAGCTCGGGGTGTCGAGTTTACGAAAACAGCAGGGCGCTTGGCTGCAGAGGAAAGGTTAAATGCTCAGGCCGCCCTTGACAGGATGGATCGCCGGGTCGCCCAGGAACGACTGAGGAGTCAGCAGCGACAAGAGGCAATAAATCAGGAGAAGAAAATTTCGAACCTGGAAACCGACAAGGAAAAGGCCTTGAACGCCGAGAAGATCAGGCACGAGGAAAGGCTGGGGCACCTGGAGGCGGAAGAAGCGGCTCTTGACAATGCCTTGGAAAAATTGCAGGATGGGATCGATCAAGCCACCCAGTTGTACGATGAAATGTACAGCGATGTTCGCGACCAGCAGGACCTGACGCACCAACAAGTAATGCAACAACTGCAAGAGCAGAGGGGTACTGTTAGACTCCTTAAGCAAGAGATGATTGCCGCGTACCGTGAAGCTCAAAACCTTAACAAAGAAGTCGGCGGTACAAATCAAAACAATGGAGCATCTACTGGAGGCGCTAACGATCCGATGAACGTCAGCTCCACCCAGGCTCGCGGTGGACAAGGTGGTCGTGCTCGATGGGCTGGTGGTCCCGTCCTTGAAGGCTTAAAATATGCTATCAACGAATTCGGAAAAGAGCTTTTTGTCTCAGTTGACGGTGCTATAAGCAGGCTTGAAGCTCCCGCTTTCAGCACCTGGACAGCCCCTTCTGCTGGTACGATTATTCCTGCTCACCTCGCGAGTCAGTTAAATATTCCGGCCGAGGGCTTGTCTGTAAGCGGAAACGCGGCGTTGAACGCTTCGGGCATGGGGGCCAGCTCTACAGCGCTTCAGGCGGGAGACAATATTAACAATACCGTCACTGTTCAGTCAATGAACCCTCAACAGACAGCAAGTCATATGATGGTGGAGCTGACCAAGGTAAGGCGCAGAAGAATGCGTCGATAGGAACACTGGGCCATATAAAGGTTTAAAATGTTTCACTTTGGCTCGGCTGAGGATTCAGCTAAACTTTACATTAACTCGGCTTTGTCCGTTACTGGGCCTCAACTGCCAGATGTCCATTATGATGAGATGAGCGAGGCTGACCTGAAAAATGCCTTGGCCTATCTTCACCTGGCCACCACGAGAGCCGCGCAGGACGGCGCTAGTGACTCTGTGGTGTCTTACCTGGTAAAAGAGCACGACGAGGTCCTGCAGGTCCTTCTAGCTGTCTCCGAGAGCACTCGCAAGTGGGTAGCGAGTCCCGCGTACAATCCTCCGGCAGGAAGAAGCCCAAAAGAGACTGCCAGGTATGCAGAGATGGCGGCTTCGGCAAACTAGCCCAGTTGAGTTCCTCTGATGGCACAGATTGGCTTATCCTACACTTCAAGCAGTGAAGGTTCCTACAATTTCGTGCTTGACAACTTTGGCGGAAACGAGCTGTCAAGGACTTACAGCGGGCAAGCAGCCTTTAGTTACTCTGTTGGCGGAAGCAGTATTATCAACGGTCCGGCCTTTCGGCAGAAATTTGTCTGGTCCATTTCTTCAGTCGTAACGAGACAGGAGGCTATTGAGTTTGATAAAATGTTCAGAGCGTGGGACGCCGACAGGGCTATTGGCCTCGCTTCTGCTGTCGGGGTTACGGATACTTGCTTTGGAGACACTGTAGAAGGTGATGCAGTGTTCAGCGTTCCTCCATCCTACACAAGGATGGGGCCTGTTCACACCATGATCTCCTTCGGTCTGTCTGAGGTTTAAAATGTCTTATTTGGTTAATAGTTCAAGGCTGTCTAGCCTCACCATCAACGGTGTTGATTATACCTCTTCTTTGGTTAGCTGGACTGCGTCCGACGCAAGCGCAAACAAAAATGGTCTTATTGATACGACTGGACAGCTAGTCCTTGGACAACTTCCTGGTGGCTACGATGTAGAGGACTATAATAGAAATGATTTCAAGAGGGGCACTCCGGTAATTTTGGACATTTCCGGAGAAAACGGAGCGGCTGTCAGGCACCCGAGGGGGTATTTGTATGTCATGGAGACGTCCTATGATGTGGAGTCGGAACAGCTACTTGTTGGCTTGGGCTGCCGCATTGCTCTTGCCGGGCTTACAGATGAAAGCAAGGATATTGTAGACTTGTCCCCAATTGAGCTGGACGAAACACAGCAGACTTTGGAGAACGCGGGCGCGGCCTTTGCTGCAACTGGACAGTGTCTTTACCAGAATAATCAAGGAGAGCTGGTAGCTACTAAGTTCTTCGATGGTGACGGGTTCGGAACGGCGGCAGCTGGTGAGTGGGTTTCGATTCTCGGCACTACGGCAATCAGTGTTTCTCCGCTTGCTGCAGGGCAGGCTATTCCTGACGCCATCAAGCTCACCTATCAGGTTCCTGCTGACACTCTTAACGACGACAAGCAAGACTCAGAGGAAGTTGTTGAAACTTTTTCCTATTACTTCGTGGCGTACCCGGCCTACGTTGCAACGAGGATTAACGAAGAGGTGGATGACGAGACTGATGAGGTCATCAAGGGCGATCCTAGCGCACCGTCCTTCACTGCTACCGCAAGTTCTAGTACTTCAAACTCCTGCGGAAATCTACCCGACGAACCTGGTGACAACTCGGAAGATCCCGTTTGCAGCGAAGATTATAACATCGCTCAGATGACCGAGTACATTCCTGCAATTAGAAGGCAGATTCAGACTACAAAATACACGGGACCCGGGGCTCAGGTCGGAATGGTCGTAAGCGAAACCTACGGCATGGCGATTGAAGCCAATGCTGGCTATTTTGGGGATAAGTTTTCTTTCTGTCGAACCACATGGGCTAACGCCTGCAACCCCAATGGCGGCTGTCCTTTTGACGGTACTAATGAGATTCTTCTGGAGAGAAAAATCGACACCAATGAGTACGGAGAGGCTAACGAACTTGTTAGAACAATTTCAGACACTTGGGTCACTAGACTTTCCGCCGCTCAAACCAGTGACTGGCGGTCGGGGCTTGACAACGGAACTCCGCAAGATTTCAACCAAAGCTTCGCAAGAGATAATTATGAACTATTTCGCGTTCAGCGCCAAGTCAGAGAAAGCTATCAAAAAGACAATGCCAACTTCCAGGATACTACAACATTTTCTAGTGTAGTCACCAGAGGCGGTGGTATTACCGGCGTCGTGGAACTCGATGCTCTGAGTGGCATTAAGACAATGCAGCGAAGAATATCGACCACGATTACGAGCCTTGAGGTCAGGCCTGACACCCTTAATTCACCTTCGACCAACACAAGGTCAGAAGAGTCGGAGATTCCTTTGTTTACTGGTAGGTTTATGGTACCACCTCCAGAGGCGGGCCCATACGTCGTCGAAGAGCAGGTACCCGTGCCACTGCTTTCGGAAGATGAAGGAGAAATCGAAAGCTGGGTTGACGATTACTCCCAGTACCTGACGGGCTTCGTCAAAGGCGATGCTTTTGGACTTCAGATCGCAGAAGCCCTTAGATCGGAAGTCGTGTCAGATTGGAGGCCTGGGATGCCTTTTAGGTATTACGACCCCAGGAAAGACAAGCTCATGGCCATGCGAATGGATGCCTGCACTTGGGGGGTCGATGCAGAGGGCGCAGCGCTTGTGGTTAACGGGATATGGGTGGGGAACTCGAACGGCACCGTAAGCATTCCAAACAATGTCGTGGGAGCCTCTCGTCCAGATATGAGCGGCCCCTCCGCAACATTCCCTCCATACCAAAACAACCCGACACCTACTCCCACTCCTCCGCCTGGAACGAACCCGCCCAGCGTGGACGACGAAACTACCGTGGATAGCGGAGCGCTAGCTTGGGTCGTCTCCGTGGATCTTTCCTTGCAGGCATCTGCTCTTACGTATGGCAACGATGGTATCGTACCTCCAGCCCTGGATCCACAAGAGGTTCAGACTAACTTGACTTTTACGGCATGGTGTACTGGTTTTATCGTGACATCTGGCGATCTTGCCATGACAGACCCGTCAGGCAGCATTCCCTCTGAACTTGGAGGGTCGCTAATTACGGACGGGGCGACACTGGTGGTGAGCGATCTTTTCTCGTAGGTATCCTAGCAAGACCGTGGCTGATCCAAAATGACCATTGCTGCTAAGATATCTCCCGTAGAGCTGCGAGGCATTGTTAACGATCGCTTTGTCGGCGAGTACTTCGAAGCTCTGCTAATCAACGCTCCTGGGGTTACCTATACTCCCGGAGTAACTGATGACAACATCTTCCTTAGCGCGGAAGTGGTCCAGGGTACCGGTGGCTACTCCCGCCAGATCATCGGATATACCGAGTCCGACGTCCAGAATTATAACGATGATGGCATTCCTTTGTCAAGAAAAGCGACCGTGTTCCCTCATGACGGCAGTGCCACTCCTATCGAGTTTACTCACTGCGCTCTTATTAGGGGTGGCGGCAACGTAGATACGCTCGATTCCGTTAGTGTTTCACCTGCATCCGGAAGTGATGGCACCTATACTAACCTGCCCACCACTACGGATGGAGACGGGTACGGGGCTACCCTGGATGTGACGATCGCTTCAGACGTTTTTACAGCCACGATTACAGATCGAGGTTTTGAGTACAGCGTGGGAGATACATTGACGGTGACGGAGGCAGTGCTGGTAAGCGTCGGAGCTGTTTCAGCAGGCGCAGGCGACCTGGAGGTGGTTGTCTCTACCTCGTCGGGAGGGACTAACGCTGGCGATGTAGTGGCGGTTGCATCTCTGTCTGCACCGGCTAATCTCAACGGCGGTAATGAGGCGGCCTTCTATTGGGACCTGAAGCAGTGGGGGTTCTATAACAGCTGATGGATATAAACTCTCTCATAGAAATAAGCAATACGAACAGGATCGTTGACCTGAACCGCCTTGCATCTGACGTTCTTATCAGGGGGGACTTTGAAGGAAACGTCACAGGGCACTGGGTCAAGCTTAACAAGTTCGGCGCTGGAATCGTTACCTACAATAATAAAGAGTATGTTACGCAGCCGATTGGCTTTACTTCTCTTCCTCCCGGGGTGGCGGTTGAGATGAGTTATGCTAACGGCGTTTATTACAGCAAGTGGTGAATCATGGCAATCAATCCCAGTCAGTTTACGGCAACCCCTGTCGATAGAGACATCAATGTTGCGATTAAGCTTCTTGCGAACAGGCCTAATCCTAATGAGTTGCTAGATACGCCAGTAAGAGGAAGTGAACTGGTCGGTTTCTATGATGCTTTTCAGGACGTTGTTGAACTTTACGTGACAGACATTAACGGCACTCGGTACTTGAGGATTGGATAATGGATCCACAAAGAATCGTAGGCAAAGCGACTAAGAGCAGGCAGGAGGCCGGTGGTACTGTTATCTATAAAAGCGGTGCAGTTCCCCCTTCTGGCTGGACCCAAAACGACAACGGCTTTCCTGTTGCAGTATCAAATCCTCCGCGATTTGAAGGTCAAGTGACGTATTTTAGGCCAAACGGAGGCGCTTATGCCAATATGTATGTAGTTGTCAATATCAACGGAGAGTTGACCTGGAAGCTGGCCACAGCAGTAAGCGTGTTTAGAGACACTCGTACAGAGCAAGAGTATGACCCTATGAGGACTGACTTTTACCGCTAGGCATACTATCTAGACTTTATTGCTGTCTGTCATGAGCCTCAATAGCTGGTGGAATGAAGCGCAGCAATTCATGAACACAGGCAAGGCCAGTATCGGCTTTCAGCCCAGGGATGCTAGTTTCGTAAGATGCAGTGGACAATACGACTGCCCCTCCGGATTTAACTGCGTTAATGGAATTTGCGTAGAAAACTTCGAGCCAAGCGGAGAAGATGGTTCAGCGGATGGCAGCGGTTGTCCCGTGGAACCGCCCCCTGAGACCGACCCCGGAAATCTTCCGGCTCCTACCCCTTGTGGCGCCAGTGAGTCGTCGGGAGGATGTAGCAGGCCTGGCAGCGGTTGTCCCGACCCTGATGATTGTTGCGGAGGGGAGCGTTGCTGCCGCTTTACCTCTCTTGGCGTTGTCACATGCTTCTGTGGAAAGTGCCCTGACACCAAGAAGTGCAGCGAGTTCTGCGACTCCTACAAGAAGGCGAACGGGGAAAGTGCTCAGGGGTGCGAAAGCGTAGAGTGCGATGAGTGCAGCTATTGCGAAAAGCTTGGCGGCTTTGATGCAAAATGCACTAAGTTTGTAAATAGCGGTCCTTGCTGGTGCGACAATGGCACAGAATGCACGAGGTGTGAAAAGTGTAACAAGAAAACAGGAGACTGCGAGTTTGACAAAGAGGGCTGCCTGGAATGCGCAACAATACGTAATCACCAGTGTGCCTGTGGCATTCAATTCGACGAAGAGTGCTGTCGAAAATTTGACCCAAGCAAGAGCGGTACTAGTATCATGACTGAGTGTCAGCAAAAGGTCCGTGAAAAATGCCAGAGGCTTTGCGAAACGGATACCTGTGAATGCAATTGCAACGAGGATTGCGGTCCCTGCTCTACCTGTAATGAAAAATGCGAATGCGTGGAGGACCCCGAGTGCGAGTGCAAGGGCGGATTCCAGTTGTTCACCATTAATCCTACGTGGTTGCAGAACAGAGACCAGCCTGGTTGCGAGTTGTTTGATGATTGCGAGTACAGCCAGCCTCTTACTATTAACAGGACACAGGTTTTCAGGAGATTCGCGGGCGACTGCGGTGACTGGCCTTATGGCTCTTTGTATGAGCCGAATTTCCGCATTGACAGCTTTGAAACAGCTATTAACGTAAAAGAAAACACTATAGACGCAACTCTACGGCACTACTCTTTGAACGAATTTGTTGGGGACTTTACCTTGACGGGTACTGTTGACCCATTTAACAGCGAGTCTATTACGGAGATGTTCTTTGACTATCCTTACGAATATTACAGCGCTGTTCAGCTTGGATGCTCAAGTGATGATGATTTTGGCGACTACACAGAGTACCTGTATCCGACTGGCGTGGGATCACCCGACTCTTACGTTATTTCAGACGCGAATGAAGTTTTCGATCTTTATTCCGTTACGAGTGTAGGGGAAAGGGAAATTTTTGTAACCCTGGTCAAGGATTATTGGGAAACGACTGACGAACAAACTTGGCAGATTCCTCATTCAGGGTCTCCGGGTGTCAACAATAATGACGAGTCTGTGTACAACACTCTCGGATCTTTGAACGGAGGTAGCAGGGCTCTGTTTATTGCAGAGTATTTCACCTATAACATTTTAACGAAGCAGACGACAAGACGGCAAGAAATCATTGAGCAAGAAACTGATCAACGAGGTGTTCAGCCTGGAATCTTGGACAAGGTTAAAATCATTCAAAACATGGACTCCAACGATCCTAGAAGGCAGTGGTACGAAAGTGCTGGTTACGCTTACTTCCCATTTGACGCGTCCATGGAAGCTGGCTTCAACGAAGCCATGGGATCTAACAGGTTCCTGGAAGCGACCTACGATACGGAAAGCGGCAATGCTTTTGTTGTCAGGCGTCTTGGCACTACAAACGTGTACAAGGTGTTTAGCAATCGTCTCGACGCAGGGCTGGAATACGCTTCTGGCCAGCAACTAGCCTGGGGAAGCGCTCCAGAGGCTAATGACAATAGTGCAATCCTTCCTGGCGGCTGGGTTGAGGTTACGAGCTTCTCTGTTAGCGCTCTGCAGGACTACGAAAACCCTGAGAACAAGCCTTACAAGGATTCCCCCAATGAAGTTCTTGTTGCAGCGGCTCAGATCATCTGTAGCGAAGTAGATCAAGACGACTAGGTAATGGAAACGGCATCCTATTGCAGCTCATACTTGCGTAATGGCCGTTTTTCCTGACCGTATTGTACTAAAGAACTCGACAGACAGTCAGGCGGAGATCGAGGCTTCTATCGGTCCTTCTGGGCCGAACGCGATTGCACAGGGTGAACTCGTAGTCGGATTGGAGTCAGGCGGAGCAAAGCTGTATACACTTGACTCTGGTGGCGCCGTTGTTACCATTAGTGGCTCCGGCGGAGGAACCGAACCCGTAGAGCTGGCTCTTGGAGATCTTACGGATGTTGACTTTGATCTTATCGTTCCTCAAAACGATTACGCTCTGGTTTATGACTCTTCTTATCAAAAATGGCTAGCCAAGCCTCAGTCTGGAAGTGGTGGCGGGGCAGTTGACTCTGTAAACGACCAAACCGGCGTAGTGAGTCTGGGCGTCGTTGACATGAATGACTACATGGGAGCGGCTCTCAGTATAATTCATTCCAGTAGGGATATATGGTATGACGGATGGCCTGCTCCATTTCTTAGTCACTGGGATATTGACACGAGTGGCGGCAACGCTATTTTTCTTTATCCGGAAGGGGGACCTTTTGACTATACAACTCTTCCTGTTGGAACCCAGCTAATTCTTGCGGCCGAAGGCGTTAGCCAGGTAACGGCCAACCTTATTGATGGTTTTGACGGCGCAGGTGGCGGAATCCTGTACTTTTCTCTTGACATTAATTCCTGGCCGCAGGAATGGCAAAACCTTCCAGCGGGCACTGCTTGCGTCGTAAATATACCAAGCCTCGGAGATCCGGGAGATGGAGATGTTCTTACCTGGGACTCCATTAATCAGAAGTGGACGCCTAGGGCTGTTGAGAGTGGGGGAGGTGGCGGCACTGCTGGTGTCACCAAGGTCGTAGGCACTTCGGGAATTACCGTTACTCCCGCCTCAGGTGTTGGGGACATCGTTATCTCCACTGATCGTCTAAGCGACTCACCATCCGACGGTAAGCTTTACGGTCGTCAGAATAATTCCTGGATCGAGGTTCCTACGGGTAGCGCAGCAGGTATCGGAGAGGCTCCTCTAGATGGCAAGGTCTACGGACGCCAAAGCTCAAACTGGGTGGAGGTTATAACAGGCTCAGGTGGCGCAACGAGCTTGGAGGAGTTGAGCGACGTCCAGTTTGGCGACATTGAACCGCTGGCTACAGGGGATCTGCTGTTTTACAGTGCGTTTGACAGTGCTTTTATAAACGTCCCATACAATCAACTCTTTATCTTGGATGACATGCTAGACGTTGATACGTCTGGTAAGACCGTAAATCAGGTACTGGCCTGGGATGGGTCCAACTGGATTCCCAAGGATGCCTTCGGGGTTGATGGTGCGAGTAATCTTGACGACCTGGGTAATGTTAACGCTCCCTCCCCTAGCGACAACCAGGTACTGGCCTATGACTCGACCAGCGGCGAATGGGTTGCAGTTACGGTTGCCAGCGGTGGTCCTGTATCAATCAATGACCTGACCGACGTAGACACGTCAACAGCTCCTCCTATTGGAGGCCAGGCTCTGGTATGGAATGCTGCTGATAGTGAATGGGTTCCAGGCACCGTCGCTGCCGACCTTGGTGATCTAAGTATTACCGGTAGCACTATTACGAACACCTCTAACGCCATTATTCTAGATCCGGCAAGCGGAGAGGTTGTGGTTTATGGTGGAACATCGGAAGGCGCTATTACCCTGAATTGTACTGCTAATACCCATGGGGTCACCATTAAGTCACCGCCGCATTCGGACGGTGCCACTTACACGTTAACACTGCCTAGTACAGCGGGTACCGCGGGACAGGTCCTGACATCCCAGGGCGGCAACCAGCTTACCTGGGAGACTCCCGGCGGTGCGGGTACACTGGAGAGAATTACGGTGTCTGGGGCGACACAGTCTCTTGCTGCCAGTGCGTCCGAGGAGATTATCATTACGTCCGCTGGAAAGTCTGGAAACTTTATTCAGTTCACTGCTGACCAACCCTGCTGGGTCGTCTGGTACTGCGACCAGGCTTCAATGACTGCGGATTCTAGTAGAGCAGAAGACGAAGATCCAACCCCGGGTTCTGGAGTGCTTGCTGAGGTGATTAGTGACGGAATTCAAGCTATTAAGATGACTCCGGTAGCGGGCTATTTCAATATGGATTCCCCTGCAGAGTCAAAACTTTATATGAAAATTACGCACAAAGGCTCTTCCGCAGCCGTCGTTAACTATAGTCTTGATGTTATGCCAACGTCAACATTCGCCATCAGTGACGTTGACGGCGGGGTGTTCACCTCTGGAGCCTAACCTTGCGCCGAGGGTTGATAGGCATACTAGCTCAGTTTTGGATTGGGTATGGACCTCAGAGAGCAATTGAAAAGTGCAGGGGTTTATCCGTCGGGACCTGTATCTGCTTGGCCGCAAGAGCGCAACAGGGAAATCTCTTTGGGCGCTGGCATTCCACTGAAGGAACCTGCCGTCAAGGCTAGTGCCAAGGACATGGCGGGAAGCCTTCTGTCTACGGGTGCCCAGGCCATGAGAAGTGGAAAGGTATCTGGCGAGGTAAGGAAAGAGCGCTACGACACCTGCAGGGCGTGTCCGTCTTTTGTCGAGAGTTCCAAAAGGTGTTCGGAGTGCGGCTGCTACATGGCTGCCAAGACCTGGGTCGGAGGAAACCCCAACAAGCTTTGTCCCTTGCAGAAATGGGCTCGCTAAGATGACAAACAGCAATCCCTTACCTCCTAATAACGACGACCTGGAGAACCTACAATATCCGCCCACGGAAGCGGACATGAGCAAGTGCAATAAAAAATGCAAATGCCCACAGGGTCCGTATATTGAAAAGGCGTTCGACTGTGATGATCCTTGTCGAGGAAGGCAGGGACGCTGCGAGTTCTCCTGCGAAAGAGGATGTGAATGCAAGGGAAATACTGACTTTGTTATCGGGGTACAGGTTGACAGCACGAAAACAGTCGGCTATTATTTCACCTGCCCAGTACCAAATCCTAATATTGAATACGCGGGGGAAGAAGAGGGCTGCCGTCAGCCATGTACAGGCAAAGTTCAGCCGTGCGGAGGCGCCTACATTAACAAGGCATTCAAGATCAGTCCTGTAGGAAGCAACTGCCAGCTGGAAGATTTATGGACCATTGAAATAGGATATTGGCAAACCTCAGCCCCGAAAGGCGGTTGCGCAGGAAAGCTCAAGGGAGGCCCTATAAACAAGCCCAAAATTATTTCCGTCCAGCCCAAGGTTGTCCCCTGCAACCCCAGTCTTGAAGGAAGTGAAGAAAACGACTGATTGGCATACTACTGCGTAACTTTCATGCAGGGGTGATCCCTGTTGTATTATGTCTGAAGAGAACATGGCTCCCGAGACGGCAGCTGCTCCTTCCGCCCCTTCTCCCTCCGAGGAGATGATGCCTCGTAGCGAAGCCGAGAACCTGTTGAAGGCACTCAAGGCCGAGCGCGAAGCCCGCAAGCAATACGAGCGTGACCTGAAGGAAACCAAGGCTCACCTTGACAAGTTTGCTGAGATCAACCCCGACGAGTACACCAAGCTACAGGCTGAGGCCGCTGAAGCCGCCAAGATTCAGGCTCAGTTTGGCGAGCAGCGTGAACTGCTTGAGCAGAAGTACTCGACTCAAGCCCAGGCCGCGGCCAAGGAAGCCGCAGAAGCCAAAGCAGCTCTTGCTGACTACCAGAAAAAGTATGCACTTGAAAAAGTGTTTTACGCTGCTGGCGGTCGCACTGATGCAGCCGATGGCGTGTCATTCTTTGACATGATGGCAGCCCAAGTCGGCGGTAACTTCCGCCAAGAGGCCGATGGTTCCCTGACTGTAGTGGATGCCGCTGGCGATCCTGTCCTCGACAAAGAGTCCGGCAAGCGCATCAACGCTGAGGATTACATCGCAGCCTACAAGATGCATCCGATCTACGGTACATTCTTTAAGGGTGCAAAGGGCGCTGGTGCTGGTCTCGGGTATGGCGGAACCGACGCCAACGGCATGGTGACTGAAGATCTTTCTTCTCTGTCTCCCGAGCAGTTGTTCCAGCGTGCTTTCGGCGCAGGTTGATAACCTGTAGTTATACACATAAGGGGGCTTCGGTCCCCTTTTTTCATGGATTCTTTGGTATAGGTATTCTACTTGTAGAGATACCCAATCAATGGGCACCGAGATGGTGTGCTTTGGGCGGGTGTCAGGCTAACGAGTGCGATGCTCCGAAGCTAAACATCCATCCTTTCACATCTATCTCAAGGATTTTATTACAATGGCACTTACTCTGCTTGAAGCACAAAAGCACGCCAAGACTCCCCAGGAGCTGGCTGTTGTGACCGAACTGGCCGCTGGTCAGCTCATGTCTGTTCTCCCTTTCCGCTCCATCGAAGGCAACGGCCTGTTCTGGAAGCGTGAA